CATTAAACATTAAACATTAAACATTAAACATTAAACATTAAACATTAAACATTAAACATTAAACATTAAACATTAAACATTAAACATTAAACATTAAACATTAAACATTAAGTAAAATATTAAAAATACTTATTATTATATATTATTTAAATATATATAATAATGATAAATGAAACTCTGGAACAATTAAAAATAAAACCCATACCAAAAAAACCCCAACAATTTCAAGTTATGATTCAAATACCAAGTGAAGGTGTTGGTCCGAATATTATTGATAAAACTAGCGAACAATTAATAAATAGGGAGCTATTTTTTAGTGAACTTCAAGAAAATTTAGGGGTTGTGCAAAAAGATTATATAAAACCCATTAAACCAAGTGATACAATAAAATCGACCCAAATAATGGAAAGTAAAAAACTAGAGCCTAAAATTTACAATGTAGAAGATACTTTAAGCCAAATTGTTAAGACAAGACAAATTATTATTATTAAAGAGTCATCAAATAAAGCTTTAAAACAATCTAAAACAAATTTACCTTCACAAGAGAGATTAACACCCAAACCAGGAGAAACTCTAGTTACGCAAAAAACCAAAAAATTACAAGCTGAAACTATTGACGAGACTTTAATTATTCCAAAAGATTTACGCATAGGTAAAACACTTTATAGTGCAAGAATTCCCAAATTAGAGCCCAATGTGTTAATAAAAGCTTCGAATTATTATTTATATAATAGAGAGATTTTTATTAGTTTTATTAATTCTCTCTTTGAACCATATAAAGAACAATTATTAAAAGAAGAACAAGATATGTTGTCAGGTAAAGCATCCATAAGTTGCGCTACTAATGACAGCTCCAATTTTTCTCTCTTAATTCATCAAAAGATTGTACGAGATTATATAAATATTTATACACCATACAGAGGGCTCTTATTATACCATGGACTTGGTTCAGGTAAAACTTGTTCTTCTATTGCTATTGCCGAAGGAATTAAAAATGACAAAAAAGTGTTAATTATGACACCTGCCTCGCTAAGAGACAATTATGTTGAAGAATTGAAAAAATGCGGAGACTATATGTATAAGAAAAATCAATTTTGGGAGTTTATAGATACCAAAATGAACCCGCAATACTTAGAATATTTAAGCTCATTATTAAAATTACCTCAAGAATATATAATTAGTAATGGTGGAGCCTGGTTTGTTAATGTGAAAAAGGAGCCAAATTATGACAGTCTGGATTTTGAGGACCAGAAGAAAATAAATTCTCAATTAGATAAAATGATAAATTATAAATACCAATTCATAAGTTATAATGGATTGCGAAGCTCTCATTTAAATGGAATGACTTACGGTGGAACAATAAATCCTTTTTCTAATAAAGTAATTATTATTGATGAGGCTCATAATTTTATTAGCCGAATAGTTAATAAATTGAACCGTAAAACCGCGTTATCAATGAAATTATATAATTATTTGATGGACGCAGAAAATTGTAAAATTATATTATTGACCGGAACACCAATTATTAATTATCCAAATGAAATAGCAATATTATTTAACATTTTGCGCGGGACAATCAGGAGCTATAATTGTAAGCTAATATTAGATAAGAAAACAATGACAAAAGAAAAAATAGAAGACATTCTAAAAAAAGCAAATATATTAAATTATGTTGACCTTATAGAATATAATGCTGTCAACTATGAAGTTACTATTACACAAAATCCATTTGGGTACGTTAAATCAGACACAAATAAAAATAAACTGACTTATTCGAGCGATATAATAACAAGCGAAGAATTTTTAAAAAAAATAAAGGAGGCACTAGAGTCGCAATCTATCAAAATCGCAGGCAACAAAATAAATGTAAACGGTTATAAGGCTCTTCCTGATAATTTTGATGATTTTAAGTCATTATTTATTAGCCCAAATAATTCAATAAATAATCCATCAATGTTTAAAATGCGTATAATTGGACTAACGTCTTATTTTAGAAGTGCACAAGAGCAGTTGATGCCTAAATACTCACATTCGAATAGCAATGATTTCAAAATAATTAAAATTCCTATGAGTGACTTTCAATTTGGTATATATGAAGAAGCCCGCGTTCAAGAGCGTAAATTAGAGGACTCTAATAAAAAGAAAAAATCAAAAAAAACAAAAACAGGAGCCCAAGGTGACGACCTTTACAATGATAGTGTTTCAACATATCGCATTTTCTCGCGTGCTTTTTGTAATTTTGTATTTCCAAAACCGGCTATAAAACGACCTATGCCAAATAATGATGAAACGCTAGAAACAACATTAGAAAATATGTCTGCTTTAGATGATGAAGAAGCAATATGTAAAAATCTCTCTGAAGATGTTATTGATGACTTATGTGTTTCTGAAAAATTGGAAAATATAGACGGAAAGTATGATGCTGATGATATTTATGATTTAGAAAAAGATGCGGCAAGTCAGAAATTAACTGATACAAGTTACAGTAAGCGTATTGTTGAAGCGCTAACAGAACTTGAGAAATATGGGAGCAAATATCTCTCCAAAGAAGGTTTGCAACGCTGTAGCCCCAAATTTTTACATATTTTAGAAAATATTATTGATAGTGACCATAAAGGTATTCATTTATTATATTCACAATTCAAAACATTAGAAGGTATTGGTATTTTAAAATTGGTTTTGAAGGAAAATAATTTTGCTGAATTTAAGATTAAAAAAAATGGAAGCGGAGAATACATTCTAAATGTGTCCTCTGAAGATATAAATAAGCCTATGTTTGCTTCTTATACAGGTTCGGAAACTCCTGAAGAGCGTGAAATTATTAAAAATGTATTAAATAGTAATTGGAAGCTTGTTCCGTCATCGTTAGTAAAAACATTACAAACACTATCAGAGAATAATTTCTTAGGACAAATAATCAAGGTGCTAATGATTACCTCATCGGGTGCTGAAGGTATTAGTTTAAAGAATGTGCGTTATGTCCATATAACCGAGCCATATTGGCACCCAGTTCGTATTCACCAAGTCATTGGACGAGCGCGTCGCATTTGTAGTCATAGTGACTTACCTAAAGAGCTACAAACTGTTAACGTGTTTTTATATTTAATGGTTTTTAGTGAGGAACAATTGAATAGTGACTTATCTATTGAGTTGAGACTAAAAGATATATCGAAAAAAGATAGAAAGAAAATTATTACAAGCGATGAATATTTATATGAAATATCGAGCATAAAAGAGGAAATTAATGCCTCTTTGCTACAAAGCGTAAAGGAGTCGGCAATAGATTGTAGCATTCATACACGGGCTTCAAGTACAGAAAAAAATGTTAAATGCTTTGTAATAGGTAATCCAAGCGAAACCAAATATATATATACTCCAAATATAGAGGCACAAGATAAAGACGAAGGTATGAAACTAAACAAGCGAAAACAAGTATTAAAATTAAATGAGTTAATATTAAATAAAATTAAATATGCGTATAATAAAGAAACACAAGAGCTCTATGATTATGATAGTTTCTTGAAAAATGAATTGTTGCTTGTAGGTAAGTTAGTAACACAAGACAATGGCGCATATAAATTGGAGAAACTTTAATTTAATGGAATATTCAACATAAGCGCCCATATAATATAATATAACTAAGCATTAATAACAACCAAATTGCCCCCATACCTAACAAATCATGGAGCAAATCTATAAAAGGGCTTGTGTACATTATTTATTGTTAAACTTTAACTCTAACAATAAATATAAAAAGATATAAATCAATTTTTTATATTCAATTTCTCCATTATTAGCATTTGATTAGCTAGTAGGTCTGCTAATTGGTTAGACAATTTATCTATTTTACTATGTATATCTTGTGTATTCTCTCCATTTTGTATTTTTGTTAAAGAATTGTTAGTATTAAATTGAGAGACTTGTAATTCTTCTTTTATAAATGTGTCTTCGTTTAAATCGACTACTTCATTGCTAGCAGGAGGAGGAGGATGAGGAAAAGTAATAGCTCTCTCTTTTTGTATTTTTTCTAATAGTTCATTCATATTATTAGTTGTTAATGGGTCGTCTTCTTTAATATCGCTAAAATCTATTATATTGGGCTTTTTTAATGTTATAAGGTCATTAAAGCTGACCTTTTTAGCATTAAGTTCTTTGTCAAATTCTTCTAGTTTTTCGGCTTTTAAAGTTTCTTTGATTTCGATGGGAGTTAATAATGATTTTTTATAATTAGCTATGGTTGTTACTATATTTTGTAATATAATTTTGTTTATAGCAATAATATTTTTTGGGTTGCTAATAGTATCACTAGCAAGTTCTCTGTTTTCATCCAAACTTCTTATTATTGTTTTTTCAAATAATATTTGAACATTATTAAAATTTGATTCCGGTATATTATTAAATAATTTATTGTTATATAATACATTCCATAAAACCTCTTTATTTTCCTTACTTGTTATAAAACTCGCATTGCTATTTAAATTTGCGTTGCTATTTAATTTTGCGTTGCTATTTAAATTTGCGTTGCTATTTAAATTTGCCATATAGTATACTACAAATTCAACACTTTAATTTATAATTTATAATTTATATAAAAATATAATGTTTTATTTTATATAAATATATAATGCTCAAATTAGCACTTCTATTTTTAGGAATTCACTATGCCTCATTTTTTTCTATGCCCCTAATTAATACAAAAACACAAGTTCATTTACATTTAGAACGATTTAATGATGACTTCAACTTATATCATATTGGAATAAGTTTTAAAAATAACAATAGTCTATTAAGATACGATTATCGCCCTTTTTGCGAACCAAATAAATGCGAATTTAAAACAATAAATAATCATGCAAATAATGCTAATTCTATTAGTGTAAATGCTATTAGTGTAAATAGTAATGGCGCAGTTGCTTCAAATAAACAACTAACATTTATTGATAAGCTATATAGATTTTATATACCCGAAAATGTTCCAAATAAAACCATATATTGGGGTGAAACCAGCAAATCGTTGGAAGAAGTTGAGCAATTTGAAAAAACTCTACCAAAAAAATATATATTAGGTATTAATGATTGTCGCCATTATGTAAATCGCATTTCATTATGGGCAGTAAACAAGCGCACTCCTATATGGAGCTTAGAAAAATTATGGAACATTACGCATACACATACAAATTTATCTTAATAGCTAATTACAACTAATTTTTGTATTTAGTAATTTTTCATTTTGTTTTTATATAGTTTTTATATATAAACAAAATGTCATCGCGTTCATCAAGCCCACCAAGTCCGTCAACTCCATTAAGTCCAGCGTGTGCATACCCTAAACCACGTGATGTAAGTTATGGTAGTAATAGGAACGCAAATAGGAGAAAAAAAGCGGCAGCTGCAGAGTGTGAGAGAGAAAAACAAGAGGAAGCGCGTCGCAAACAATCGACAAGCCATACAAGCAGAAAGGCAAAAGGAAGGAGACGACACAAAGCTTCAAGAAGAAGACGTAGACATTAAAAATTATTTTTTCATATATTATAACATAATAATTATTCAATTATTAAAAATTTAAAAATTTAAAAATTGAATAATTAATATACAACTATTAAGTAATACATTATAACCAAGTTATGGATTTAGCAAAATTAACCAAAGCCGACCTTATGTTACAATGTGAGCAACAAGGAATTACAAATTATAAATCAAAAAGCAAAGATGCACTAATTAAATTGCTTGAACCTCAAGCTTGTAATAAAAGTACTGACAATCAAGCCATTGCTAATGCTAATCCTTCTATTAGCGTTGAAAATATGTGCGGTCTAGAATATTTAAAAACATTAGACCCTAACTCTATTGATTTAATATTAACGGACCCGCCTTATATTATATCTAAGTCGAGTGGACTAGATAAGCATTATAATAATGTTAAATATAATGAAGCTAATGACATTAACGAGGTTAAGTCAGAAGAAGAATGGACAAATTATAAAGAGCAAAACGCGTTAGAAGACGACACTCATAAAAGCAACTATATTAAATATGGGTCAATATACGGAAAAAAATATTGCGTTAAAACTGACTACGGGTCTTGGGATAGTGATTTTACGTTAGCTATTTTGGAAAAGTTTATTGAGCTTTATTATAGTAAACTAAAAAAAGGCGGCACATTAATAATGTTCTTTGACTTATGGAAAATTACAAACCTAAAAGACCTATTAGAAAAATACAATTTTAAGCAAATTAGGTTTATTGAGTGGATTAAGACTAATCCGCAACCAAGAAATAGTAAAGTCAATTATTTAACTAATACAAGAGAGATTGCACTATTAGGCATTAAAGACAGCAATCCAACATTTAATAGCAGTTATGACAACGGCATTTATAGTTATCCGTTACAAGGCGGTAAAAATAGGTTTCATCCTACGCAAAAGAGTTTGGCGCTATTTGAAGAACTCATTAAAAAACATTCGAATGAAGGCGATACAATATTAGATACATTTTTAGGCTCTGGAACAACTGCGCTTGCTTGTAAAAACACTAAACGACTTTTTAAAGGCTGCGAAATTGATAAAACATATTATGACAAAATAGTCACGCTTTTACAATTACAATAAAAAAACAATATAAAGGCTAGCGCATAAATTATACTTGATTAGAGCCTACAAAGCAACAACTGTAAAATGTTCCCCAAACACTGTAAGCAAATTTTCAAATGCCCAGCGAAATTTAATGCAGTCGCGATTATTATGCACTTGAAATTCGCCAATTGTTATGCCATTTATGCTAATAGACGAACTTTCATTCCATAGTTTTTTTTTAATATTATGACTAAAGTTAATGCTATAATTTGACCAATTTATCTCTTGTTTTAATAATATAAAGGCAAGCACATCACTAGTTTTATTATAATATAACATAGGACAATCAAAAGTATGTGCACTATAGACTTGTAATAAATTAGCTATGTTATTACTAATAAAGAGCTTGATTTGGTCTAAGCCTATGCTTTGGTCAAGTGCGAAAAACTCGCAAAACTTTTTGCGTGAGGGTTGCCCTAGCACTTGCGGACACACTTTGCCAGTCTTATTTTTGCTCGTTTTAGCGCTTAAGTGGATTAAAGGGTTGTCTACACATTCAAAATCATATTTGCTTCCGTATCTTGCGCAATGCCTAATGTTATAAGGAAAGACATTTTTAAGATTGCTAAGTCTGTTTTTGAGAGATTGTGCTTCAACCAAACTATATTTATAAGTTCCATCATAAGGCGTTTCATAATATAAACAAATTGCCATTTCGAACATTTTGCCCAAATCTTCAGTAAGCACCTTTTTGGTTGTTGCTGCCATAATAGATTATTATTAATGTTATAAGTCTAATAATAATAATCATAATCTTTAATTCAATTTTTATTGGGTTAATTTTTTAATTATTCATTAAACACTGAATTCATTTTTATGTTTGCCTCATTATAATATTTTTTCCTATATTTTTTCATTGTGCTGTCTTTTATGCGTGTATTTTTAAAATAACTATAATTTTTATTTTCTTGTAATAATTCTATTATAAAATATAACGCATACATACCACATTGTCCATCGCCATATTGATGAATAAAACCTTCATTATTGTCTACTGTTAATTGAATATTTAAATTATGTGCTTGTTCTACTATTCTTGCTATTAATACTTTAATTTGTTTTGGCACTTTTGAACCATTGCTATCAAAGTAAAAAACGAATTTTTTATCCAAATCAACAAATAATGATATCCAATGTTTTCCTGACTTATTATGAGGGTCGGTATTAAATATTACTCCAATCTTGCTAATTTTATTTTTGATATGATTTTCTAAATTAAAATTACATAATTGCTCCCAAACGCAAGTTGAAAACATTTCTTTTGCATCAAAATCTATTGGAGACGGCCCTATAAACTTAAAATGTTTATGAGATTTTTCATATTGTTTCATTATTTTAGTTATATCAATACTAGATAGCCACGTATTTGGCTTTGACGACCAAGTTTCAGGAGAAAATGGCTTAAATATTTCTTTTATTAATAATTCGCTATTATTAACTTTACTTAATTGCGTTTTTTTTAACCAACATAATTCATCATAGCATTGTTTATCCAATTTATTCTTGAAAAAATCCCATATTTCTTTACTATTATTAGTCAAGATTTTGTCGCTATTATTAGCATTCCAAACATTTTTAAATAATTGTAAATTATTACGAGTATAGCATGTATATTGTTTTAATTCCCTGTCTACATATTTAGTTTGATATGGAGAGCATTTAAGTTTGTTAAATTTTCGCGTATTTTTTTTTGATTTGCGACCTATTTTCTTAAATGTATTAAACATATTATTTTATATTTCAATTTAATATATAAATATAAAATAAATTTTTAACTGCGTTTTTGTGGAAGTATTTTTTGTTTATTATTTGTTGTTTTTCTCACAACAAATAAGTCTAAATTTGTTATTTGTTTTTTAGTGCACATACTATTTAATGTTGTATTATATAAATTAAAATCATTTAAAGAGCCATCGTCGCAATAATTTGAATTATTATTGAAGTCTTTTAATTCTTCTTTTATAGAGTTCTTAATTTTTTTTTCTTTTAAATAAGTTATTAAATTTAATACATATAACAAATAATAAAGCTTATATTTCTCTCCGCTTGTTGTTTTACTATTATTTTCTATAAGTTTTTCTAAAGTTGTCTCATTATATTTAATTATTTGCTCTTTGTAAATGGCAATGTTTTCTTCTATATTATTATAAATATCTTTTAATAAATAATTAGTGCTTAGTAATTGCTCTAATTTATTTGTTTTAAGAGCATGGTTTTGGTTTTGATTTGCAAAATAAAGTAAGTCTATATTATTTATTGCTAATTCGGTTTTTTGTTTTGCTAACCTTTCGTGCTCTAACCTTTCGTGCTCTAACCTTTCGTGCTCTAATCTCTCAATTTCTAATTTATCTATTTCTTTTTCGTTTTCTTTTACTTGTTCAATTAAATCTATACTTACAACTTTTAATTGCTTTGATTTTTTATTATTTTTCTTATTTTCCTTATTTTTCTTATTTTCCTTAGTTTCCTTTAAATTTGTGCTAGTATTAAGCATTTTACTATAAATTTATTTTATATTTTTTAATTGAACTCGTGTCGAATTATAAAATAATTCATTCCCCATTGTTGGAAATCTATTTGGATTAAAGTCTTGAAATTGTTCTTCTCTAAATAATAAATGACTATCTAAATTCTCATTTTTTGTTACAAAATTAATGTTGTTTACATATAAATCACTGGTGCTAGGTGGAACATATACTTTTTGGTCAGCTTTTTGAAGAGCAAAGAACTGGTTTCTCAAAGTAGACTCACTATCTATATTAGAAGCAAACCCGCAAAAATGCATTTTTCTAGTTCCAGGAAAGAAAATAGAGCTAGTGTCATAATTATTATAATTTTGTATAGGTTCTAGTGCTTTTAATAACGGAGCAACGGTTGGCATAAATGTATATTTGGTATTCACCGGCCTAAATGAAAAATTCATAGTAATTCCACCTGAAGGAATGTTTCTATCTGATATCTCGCTATTTATAGAATTTTGCTTATCAAAATTATGTAACTCTACATTATAATAATTATTAGCTACGCTCATTATTAATAATTTATTATATAATTAATATAATATTATTATAATATTATTATTATTAATTATATTAAAAATTTAATAATGGAAAAAAAATAACTAAAGCTCCATTATACTTTCTTTATTTAACGCTTGTGTTCCTTCATAATATTATAATTTAAATAATATTTAAAATTATTTAAATTATGCATATTTTGAGTTTTGCTCGAAAACATCAACGCTTTGTATTCTCTTTTTTGACCAGTATTATGTGCTCCTCGTTCTTTCTTAAATTGTTGAAGTCTATTTTTCTCTTGTGTCTTTAAATATTCTATGTCAAACATATTAGTTTTAACATTATGATTAGATAACAAACTCATTAAAACTAGCGCTGATGATACCATATTAAACCTTTAATAGTACATAAATAAATAAATATTTAACTAATCAATTTTATTTAACTAATCAACTTTACTATTTATACTTTATAAAAAATCTATTGTCAATTTGTCAATTTATCAATTTGTCAATTTGTCAATTACTTGTAATCTTTAATTACGAAGATGTCTACTACGACTTGTTAATATAGGACTTGCGAGTCGTAATCTAGGACTTGCGAGTCGTAATCTAGGACTTGCGAGTCGTAATCTAGGACTTGTGAGTCGTCTTGAAAGTGTTATTGTACCACCAAATTTTTTTCTATAATTATTACGTTTACGACGAGTATTTCTAGAACGACCAGATAGAGCATTATAACGGCTATAATTCTTTTTTGACCGATTTAACATTCTATATATATTATATATAGAAAATAAAAAAATTTTAATTAAGGATTAATATTGCTAAAATAGTATAACAATCTTAATTGTCTATTAAATCAGTAGTTCTATCAATTTTTTGCTAATGAACTTATAAGCATAATTTTTAAACATCATTCATTGGCTTGATGTGTTTTATCATTAGTAAACCATGCCATTTTAATAGCATTAATATTATTTCTAATAATATTATACGATATACTTAATGCATATAAACTTATTAATTTATAATAATCTTCCTCTCGTATCCACGTTAGTACTTCATTATAATTATTATAGCTATATGATATAACTATAATGCTATGTATAAAATGTTGAAATTCTTTATGTCCAATAGTTTCAAGCTCTGCCCACTTCTCATTTTTTCCAAATAATTCATAATTATAGTTGTCCAAAATATATTCATCCATAGTTTCATAATGGTTTATTGGATAATTATATAAATCTAAATATTTTGTTATATTAGATTCATTCATAACAATTAGCTCTATATTTTTTTTCATTTTCTTAATCAATACATCAGCATTAAGCATTTTTGGTTACTAATATATATTTATACATATTTCTATATATTTGTATCTAAGTTATCAATTTTTTTCAGAATCGTTGTGTATTGCTTTTTATAAATAATAAAAATTGATTTTTTATAATTTATTAAAATTATTAAAATAACAATAAAATAACAATGAAAAGGATTAAACCATATACAACAAATCAACAGTCGTGGAGAACAATACTAGGAATGTCTCTATGTATTCCAATGAATCAACGTGAATATTCTTGGCAAGCTAAAGAAATAACTCGCTTTTTAGATGATATATTTAGAATTTTTAAAGAAGAAAAATATGTTGAAAAAATGGGTTCAATTTATAATTTAAATTATAACAATGTAAATCAAATTTTTGATGGTCAACAGAGAATATTAACTACCATTTTAATTCTTATAGCAATAGGAAATTTAGTACCTAAATTAAAAAATAAAATTATTGATCTACTAGCAGTAGATACTCTCATAGATAAATTGACTTCTGAACAAGAAAAACTTAAAGAAAAATACAATGTTAATATAATTCCAACAATTTATTGTGTTAATCCAAATGATATGGAAGGTCTAATAAATATATTTAATAATAATATTCATTCTTGTTTAGAATTTGTATCTAATACAAGAGATTTTATAGTACCTGATAATAACGAACATGATCACGAGCATGAAGATGAAAGTGAAGACGAAAATGAAGACGAAGACCAAAATGAAGACGAACACAAAGAGAAAAAATATATTTGTAAACACTGTAATGCAAAAATATCTAGCAAGAGTAAATTTATTGAACATTTAACTAATAAGCATGATTATAATAATCCAAAACCAACTACAAAATTATATGATGCTTATATAATTATATATGATTATTTAATTAGCAAAGATTATAGTGTAACAAGAATGATTGAATTGTATAAATTTATTTTAGATGACATTGATATTCAATTCTATAATTGTAATGATCCATTATATGTTAGTATAATATTTGAATTGGAAAATAATAGAGGCATGCAAGTAGAAGATTTGGATATAGTTAAAAATGCTATTCTAGTCGAAATACCCGATGACAAAAAGGTTGAAGTATATGAAAAATGGGAGATGTTTAAACATAAAAAAAATGCTATATATAAGAAAGGTTTTGGACAGAAACTGTTTGATATTGCAATTCAATTATATAATAAAGAAATAGCAAGAACAATAGATCTTGATGAATTATTTAAACCTATTATTGACCACAAAGATAGTTATAAAGAACTAAATAAATTTTTCAAAATTGTAGAAACATTATTTGAAATTATGGATAAAATCAGTAATGATAAATATGGAAGACTTGTTAATAACAAACCTAGAATTTGTTTAAATTGGGAAGCATATATGTGGTGTTTATTACCTATATTTTATACTACTAAAACAGTTAATGTTGAATTAATTAAACTACTGACTAAATGGTATTTTAGAAATATTCAGTTTAAAACTAGAAATTTCAATAATTTAGGTTATTCTAATGAATTTCTTAGAATAGCAAATGAATGTATTAAAGATAATAAATATGATTACTATAAAGAAATATTCTTATGTCTTGATAAAAATAAAGATATCAAAATATGTGAGGAAAACTATAAAATAGAATTAAAGAACATGGAGTTTACAGCAATAAATGCTACATATTTATTACTATTTTATGAAACTTGTATTAGTAATGACAGACATATTGTTCCACTAGCAACCTCTCTCGAACATATTTATTGTCAAAAAGATATAACAAAGTTATTAGATAAGTCATTAATGAATACAATCGGTAATCTGACTTTATTAGAAGGAAAAAATAGTCTCAATGGTCATAAGGGCAATAGTTCTTTAGGTTGTAAACCATATAACAAAAAGAAGATGTCATATGAAAGCAGCAGTTATATGACATCAAGAAACATAGTTAAAGATTATGACACTTTTGAAGAAAAAGACATTATTTTAAGAAGTGACGCTATTATTAATGAACTAAATAAGTATACAAAATATTTTTAAGAAGTGAAACATTGAAAAAATGAGTTAAATAAACATACCAATCCATTTTTTATACTCTTTTTGTATTGTGTTTATTTAACTTATTATTAATTTCTACAACGCATTGAGTTGTAGAAGTTTCAAATAAGTCCGGTATAAATGAGTGAATGAGCGCTTTAAAAGCTGAAATAAACAATATAGCAACATAATTTAAAGAAATAAACATATGTTCAAAATACCCCATATCCATTTCTCTCAAATGTTTAAACTCGAAAAGCATTTATTATTTATTATATATTAATATAATTTTATTATATTTTATTATATTTTATTATATTTTATTATAGTTTATTATAGTTTAATTTTTTTTAATAGTTTATGATATAATGTATAACTTGAATATAATAGTATTATTATTAAAAGTACAACTTTTCTAGATACAGCATATGGCCAATAATGTAAAAAATATATTATTAAAAATGCTAGTAATCCAAATGCATATATAATATTATTATATTCAAAGTATTTTTTAACATTTAATAATGGATAAAAACCTACTAAATGCATAATTATTACAAGAATAAAAAAACCTACTAATTTCTCCTGTATTATTTTATAGTAACTATCAATTAATCCAACTAATCCAACCAATAAGAAAATTAAACTTACATATTTTATATAATCATTTAGATAATATATTAATACAACACCAATAGGAACTAACACAAAACTTAATTCACCGCGAATTATTTTATAATGATAATAATATATATTGTTATTTTTGAATGTTATTTTCATTTGTCATTATATATAATTAATTATAATATTTACATAATTAATCATAATTTTTATATTTTTCATAATTTTTATAATTAGTTATATATAATGACATCTAAAGTTGTTGGTGAAGGTACATATGGTTGTGTACTAAAACCGCCTCTTTTATGTAATGAAACTAAAAATCTTGCTAAGCAAGATTATGTTAATAAAATATCCAAAATAATGACTAGAGAGCATGCTATTAATGAAAATGATGAATATAGCGCAATAAATAATATAGAAGGTTTAGATAAATATGCAATAACTGGTCCGTTATTGTGCAAGCCTTTATTAGACAAAAATTTTAATGCTAGCGTTAAAAAATGTAAAACGCTAAAAGTTAAAAACGCGTTTAATAATAGTAAGGATGATTTACGAATGTTATTATTAGAAGACGGAGGCTTAAGTATATATGACTATATAACTAAAGTATTTATGCTACAAAGCCTAGATGAAAAGAAAGTCTTTTTGACCTCATTAATAAAGTTGTTTGATGGACTTCTCTTTTTTCAGTCTAACGAAATTATGCATAGAGATATTAAATTAGCCAATATGGTATATAATGTAAATAATGGTAGAGCAAAATATATTGACTTTGGCTTGATGACAAACTTCAAAAGATTTGCAAAAAGATGTAGCTCAAATACTGAAAGATTAGGAATAAGTCACAGTTATTATGCTCCCGAAAATAGTTGCTCAAATAAATATTCGTTTGATTCTACTAAATTTAAGTGCACCAAAGTTAAAGCTCATTTTAAAACACACGAGAACTTTATTAGCTATTTACAAAAATCATTTGATATTTATTGCTTGTCTTTAGCATTATTAAATATGACATCTGTTTTAAATGGTAAAAATAGTGGACTGAAAAAAGAAGCTATTCCCCGCTCATTTTTTGAGGAGTTTAGTATATTGTTGCTTGGTTATATTAAATATGATGTATCCAAGAGAAATATTAATATACTTCAACTTAAAGAAAAGTATGTTAACTTACTAAAAAAACACGATTGTTATTTAAAGAAGGCCACACAACCCTCCCCTGAAGTTATTGATGCTATAGAAAAAATAAAGAAAAAAGAATTTAAAGCCGACTTAGCCAAAATTTGCCCTCCTACTAAGCCAGTGCTAAATCCTTCTACAAACAGATGCGTTGCTGAGTGCAAAACAGGATTTATTAGAAATAAGAGCTTTAGATGCGTTAAAATGAATTTAGCAAAAGACAATAGTAAGAAGACTAGTAATAATAGCGCCAGTGTAACAAGAAAGAAGCATAACACAAGTATAATAGTTAATGATTCTTCAATTGCTAAAAAGCAACACTGTATAAGCAAAAATAAAGATTATAATCACATTACAAAGCGTTGTAATGCTAAATGCCCTAAAAATAAAACACGTAATTCATTATTTAAGTGTGTTTAAATATTAAATAGGGAAAAAATAAATTGAAAAAAATTGAAAACTAATTTTTATAGTTTATAGTTTATAGTTTATAGTTTATAATTTATATTAATAAAGTATAAAATGGAGACTTATTGTAATGAAAAAATTAGTGATTTTGATTTATGTGGAACACAATATAGTATTGCAGTTTTAACAAAGCATATGCATTATTTAAATAAAAAAGTGGTGCTTAACACTCAACATTTAACAGCCCATTTTTGTGTAAGGTTTATTTTAGATATGGACATTGATTCGGGAAGTGAAGACAGCTATTGTTATGATAAAAATCATATTCTTAGTAGACAAAAACATATTACAAGTGAAGAATTTGACGAAGCTTATGAGTTATTTTATAAATAAAACATATATATTTTTATATTTTTATATTTTTATATTATATAAAAATGAGATTTAGGAAACATACATTATACAAAAAGCGTAAAACACGTAATAAAAGAATAAAGACACGTAGAAAAATGAGACATTATAGGGGGGGTGATGATGATGATGATGAAAATATAGTAGCATATATGAGGAGAATGCGAAAAAAGACCATAGAAGATAATGTATCTCACAATAACAAAATGATATTCAATTTTGATAATAATCGTCCAGCGGTTAAAGCTCTAATTCAAAACACAGAAGCAAAAGAGAAAGAACTTAGAGAACAGACTAATGCAAAAGAAGAGGATCTGCGTTCCCTTGAAACCAAGTATAGGGAGCAAGGTTCTGTACAAAAATTTATGGACAGCAATGGTTACTATAAACAGTTAAAAACTCTACGAACTGAGAAAGAGCGGCTGAGTAAGGAATTAAGTGAAACCATTAAAATTATGAATATGGATTCAGATAATAGATCTACTTTAATATCCAACTTGTCCTACGTTATAGAATTAATAAATGATTACAATTCTACTTACAATTCTACGCATAAAGAAAATGAAGAATATATAGATGAATTGGCAACATTTAAAAGTAAACATACTGAGTTAATTAAAGAAATACACGGATAACCATGAGTATATAATCCGGGTGTTTTCATGGAGTCCACGATGGAACCTACGACTAAATACATATACACCGGGTGTGTTTTCTTTACAATACAAAACCTATAATGATTAATATTGGGTAATAAATACAAAATATAGTTAAACTTAATATATATATTAAAACATATTAAAGCATAAAATATATGTTTTATTTAATAAGCTATGGATATAGAACTCCTTCAGCGCGCATTAGAAAATGATGACAATTTAAATATTATAAATACAAATATTCAAGAAATTAAGCGCAAGAAAAATGAAATATTACAAGAACTCGGTCTTAAGCGCGACGATTTAAAAAGCTTTCATAAAAAATTAAACGGTTATATGTATGTTGACAACATAAAAGACTTAAAATATGGGCGAAATATACGATGGGTAAATTTAAAAAAAATAGAGCACATTAAAATAACCAATGGCTCTATTTTATGCGATATTAAAATACACGACAAAGGAATTGCGCTTGTTTTAAAAGGCTATAATCACAGTTTTATTACGCTATATTTAAATGAAAATATTATATTTCAAAAAATAAATGATGAAGAAAAAATACTCCTTAAAGCAGTCAATTATTTAAGCAACCAGGGCTAATGCTAAGTTTTATAATATATTAATAAAATTGATTGTACATTTATACTTGTTTTTTCATTATAAATAAGTATAAATATACTAATGATATGCACACCTTGTAACTATTTAAATATTAATGAATTACCTAACGATGTTGGAGAGATTATATGCGGTCATCTTTTCAAAGACTATATATTTCTCGCAAAACTTAAAACAACGTGTAAGTCGCTACATAAATCTATTAGTGTTTTTGCTATTGCTAAGCAAATGTTGTCTACTAAACTTGGTTTGTTTAGTTTTCGCGATTTATGTATAAATGTTGATTGTTATGATGACACTTATGATGTTTTCACATTTACTCATAACTATTATTATACTCGCTATTTACATTCAAGACAATATGCGTTGAATGCTACAATTATTATAGTTAATGCGAAATATTATAATATTAAGTCTCATTATTGTTGCGAGTGCTTGAAAAAGTTTGTGTTAGTTGGTTCTAACTCAAATGTAATAGAAAATTATCAAAACTCTGAAGAAGTTAATATAATATTTTAAGGCATTAACATATTAAACCCAAAAAAAATTGATTGTTTTTTTTCGGCATCTATTTAATGAGCATAAAATATGGTTCTCGCTTTTTGCGACCTTTACAATGATGTTATTCAAATTATTATAGGTCAAATAAAACACTATAGTTATCTTGCGTTGCTTAAAAGGACATGTAAAGCTAACTATAATAGTGTGTCACGCTTGTCAATTGCTAGACTTATGTTGTCTTACAAACTAAGTCTATTTTCACCAAGAACATTTTGTATTAATATTAATTGTGCTGATGATACTAAGGCAGTATTTGATAAACATTATCGCAATGGTTATGATAGTTACGTTCATATTAAGCAATTTGCCTTAAAACAAACAACAGCCTTAATTAATGAGCAAAAGTATAAATTTAATACACATTATTGTAGCGAATGCTTGAAAAAATTTGTTTTAGTTGGAGACTTGAGAAATGTTAAGCATAATTATGACTATATAGATGAAGTAAACATAACTTATGCGAGATGTAAGTATATATTTATATAATGATTTAAAAAAAATTGATTGTTTTTTCTCTCTTAAATAACTAATTATAGTGACTATGGAAGTCCAAACGTGCGCCTACATAAGTCTTAATGTGTCTAATAATGACTCTAATTATGGAAAAATTAACATAACTTCTGTTATTATGTGTTTCCTTATTATTTATAGCACAGCTTTAAGTATTGTGTTAAGTGTAAAACAACTTATTCAAATTATTAAGGAAGAAGAACTCTTGAATGAAGAAGAAGAAGAGGAAGTTATTAAAGAAGAGGAAGAGGAAGAGGAAGAGGAAGAGGAAGAGGAAGTAGAGGAAGAGGAAGTAGAGGAAGAGGAAGAAGTAGAGGAAGTAGAGGAAGAAGAAGAAGTAGAGGAAGAGGAAGAAGAAGATGATAAAGAGAACTGTGAAAAAAAACTTAAACTTCTCATTAAAAAGATGATTAATATTCGTGAAACTGAACAACTTATCAGGCGAGACAAACAAAAGTATGAGAGAAAAGGACATCGTGATCATACCGATTTTATGATGACTGGTATTGCAAAAATGCTAGATAAATTATATTATATTAACTATGAAATTAATATTGAAAAATTAAATAACGAAATTATAATTAACGCAAAAAAATTAGGATTATTTGTAAATGATAGTGATTTGTATAAAGACTTATTATTACTTGAGAAATTTCCAAGAGACTGGGAAGAGGCAGCAGCTAAAGAGGCAGCAGCTAAAGAGGCAGCAGCTAAAGAGGCAGCAGCTCTAGAGGAAGCAGCTCTAGAGGAAGCAGCTCTAGAGGCAGCAGCTCTAGAGGAAGCAGCTCTAGAGGCAGCTGCTGAAGAGGCAGCAGCATATGAAGCAGCTCTAGAGGCAGCAGCTGAAGAGGCAGCAGCATATGAAGCAGCAGTAGCTAAAGCAGCAGCACATAGAGCAGCAGATAAAGCAGTAAGAGAACAGGTGTTGGCGTGGTTGGCTAAGAGACAGCAAGTAAGCAATCAAAATAACTAGTGCTTATTTATATTGTTGTTATACTTTTTAAAAATTGATTTCTTTTTTTCAGCATTTATTAATAGCCTCCACAAAAAGCACAGAGCAAAGAACAAGAGAGCTATGACAAGCACTAATTCAAGCGACCACGTTTCATTTTCAGTCGCACGAGCACGGATGCAGGAGTTTTTTGAGAAGTTCGTTCCGACCAAGCGTGAATACTGTATCAATCCAAACTGCATAGAGGAAACAGAAGGCGCTGTGTTATATATATGGGAGAATCGCTCACTGGCTTACGAACACAATGAACGGCAGAAGGCGTTGAACATTACAACCATGCGGGTAAACGGAAAACCACATTGGGTTCAGAGTCATTATTGTTGCGAGTGCTTCAAGAAACATGTTTTGGTGGGAGACAACAAGAATGCTTCGCAACACTATGGGGGTTATTGTGACGGAGTTCAAGAGGTAGAAGTATACTTTCATAATGAGCCCTGGCCTTCTACGTGGCATAATCGTGAAACAGGAGAGGATCACGTGCTTACCGAGCTTCAGGAATATATGTTGGCAAATGACTAATTAGTGCGTTGTATGTGCTACAAAAAAATTTGAATACTTTTTTTATTTCTATTAATATTAATATTAATATTGTTATACTTTTTTAAAATTGATTACTTTTTTTTGTCATTTATTTATAGCCTCCAGAACAAAGCAATCAAAGAGTAAGCACTATATCAAGCACAAGCACTATGACAAGCAGCATCTGCGATTTGTCAAGCGACCATGTTTCATTTTCAGCCGCACAAGTGCGGTTGCAGGAGTTTTTTGAGAAGTTCGTTCCGACCAAGCGCATATACTGCATCAATCCTAACTGCATAGAGGATACAGAAGGCCCTGTGCTATATATATGGAAGGCTAACTCGGTAACCTACGAACACAATAAACGGCAGCCGGCGTTGAACATGTCAATCATGCGTGTGAACGGAGTGAAGCATTGGTTCAGGTCTCATTATTGTTGCGAGTGTTTCAAGAAACATGTTTTGGTGGGAAACAACAAGCTTGTTTCGCAACACTATGGAAATTATTGTCCTGGAGTTCAAGCGGTAGAAGTGTACTTTCATAATGAGCCCCGGCCTTCTACATGGTACAATAGTATTACAAAACAGAATGAAGTGCTCAGCAAGCGACAACTTTGCATGCTTAGTGAGTGAATGAGGCTAGTGTGTTGTATGTCTTGCTTCAAAAAAATTGATTTTTTTTTTACATTTATTTATAGTTATAAAAACAACTATGTCTAGCATCTTATCAAGCGACCATGTTTCATTTTCGGTCGCAAGAGAGAGGTTGCGTGAGTTTTTTGAGAAGTTCGTTTATACCAAGCGACTTTACTGTATAAATCCTAACTGTATCAAGGAAACGGAAATGGCAGTAGTACACATATGGGAGGCTCGCTCAAAAACATACAAACACACTGAACGACAACCAGCATTGAATGAAACAACAATGTGGGTTAATGGAAAGGAATATAGTTTTCGGTCTCATTATTGTTGCGAGTGCTTTAAGAAATATGTTTTGGTGGGAAACAATAAGAATGCATCGCATCGCTATTGGACTTCTTATGACAGACGTCAACAAAATGTGCACGTGATTTTTAATAGAGCACCATACCCATCTTCAACATCTTATTATGGAACAGGCACTGTGCAACCACTAACCAAGTTTCAAATTAAAATGCTTGGTTAGTCTTATTTAAAAAATTGATACTTTTTTTATTATTTTTGCACTATTAACAAAATAATTAAAGCTTTAAAAATGATGAGCGTAAGTAACATTTGCGAGTTACCAAGCGACATTATAACACTCATTATTAAAAAACTCGGCAATTATGAATATGCAATTGGTCTAAACATTACTTGTAAGTCATTGTCTAAGTTAATTTCAAAATTTGCTGTTGTGAAGGAGATGTTTGCTGTGTTGTTTAGCAGATTTAATCCATATGAGTTAATGAGCTATAATCCACATCGTAAGTATATGGCAAGATGTGTAAATGAGCGTTGCAAAGAGGAAACAGAAAATGCGTGTGTATACATATGGGAAGCTCACAATGGGCTTGATTATGTACACGGAAAACAAGATGCGCAAAACACAAATTTAATGGTAATTAATAAGAAAAAATTCATGTTTCGCTCGCCTTATTGTTGTGAATGCTTTAAAAGACACGTTTTAGTAGGAAACAACAAAAAGGTTGCGCAACATTACGGAAGTTATTGTTATGGAATACAACAAGTAGTTGTAACCTTTAACACAACACAACCCTCTAGTTGGTATGATTGTGCTAGAGATTGGTATGCTCCATTAACTGAGAGGCAGGTGCGTCTTTTAAATAGTTATTATGATTAATTTCTATTAGTGCTATAAAAAAATTGATTTTTTTATCAATTATTTATAATACCAAAAAAAACAACTATGACAAGTGTTAAAACAAGTAACCAAGTTTCATTTTCGGTTGCTATAAATCCGCTTCACCACGACCGTCCGTATCAGGAGTTTTTTGAAAATTTTGTTCCAACGCAGTGTCAAGAATGTATCAACCCCAACTGTAGTCAGAAGAAACAAAGCGCAATAAAACATATTTGGCATGCTCACACACTTATATATAAACCTAATGAAGACCATATGGCGTCAACTATAGCACCTACGTTAAATATAATAACAATGCTGGTTAATGGAGAGCAATTTACTGTTATGTCACATTATTGTTGTGACTGCTTCAAACAACAAGTGAAAAAAGACCGGAGTGCAAGGCAGAGAGCAAATCAAGAAAAGCGCACACAAGAAAAGCAGGCGCGCTATTGCTTACAACGAGATTTGCGTTTAAAAGAAGAGGAGGAAAAAGCTAAAGCACAAACTAATAATTAAATGCTATAACAACATTTTTATAAATTTTGTTATACTTTTTAAAAATTGATTACTTTTTTTTGTCATTTATTTATAGCCCGGTCAAAAAGAGAGAAGAGCAAAGAGAGATGATGATGTGCCAAGCTTGCGAGCTCAACATTTGCGACTTGCCAAGCGAGCTCATTGCGCTCATTGTTGACCGGCTTGGAGACAAAGACTATCTTGTAAGCTTCAAGGAGACGTGTGTGTTATTTAGCAAATGTGTGAGCCAGTTTTACATTGCGGGGCAAATGGTGGCTGCACACTATGGAGTGTTTACTGAGCGCTATGTTGACAAGCGTTTTGAGAATCAGTATATAATGGGTGACTGTGCAAACGCAAACTGCTACTACGATACTGAAGCAGTATGTGAGTATGTATGGAATTATGGTTACAGGCGCTACAATCATCGCATTCAAAAGCCCGTGCAGTGTACGACCATGTTTGTCAATGGAAAAGAGTATCCGGTCAAGCATCATTATTGTGCTGAGTGCTTTGTGAAGTTTGTATTAGTTGGGTCAAATCCAAATGCGTCGCGGCACTACGGGGAGTATACTAGCGATGGAGACAAGCAAGTGAACGTGACCTTCAATAATGAGCATACACCTTCAACGTGGATACATTACCAAACAGGAGCAAAGGAACCATTGACCAAGTGGCAAGTAGATGCTATGAATGGTAAGTTTCCATAGCATATACTTGTACTGTGTTGTCTTGTGTTGTATTTTCTCTTTTTCTATTCTTCTTTTATTTCTTCTTTTACTTCTTCTTTTGCTTCTTCTTTTGCTTCTTCTTTTACTTCTTCTTTTACTTCTTCTTTTTCTTTCTCTTCCTCTTCTTTTACTTCTTTTACTTCTTTTACTTCTTCTATTTTTAGTTTTTCCATGCTTAATGAATATAATTGAACTAACACTGAAATAAATAAATATCCTATAAAATACGCTGTAATATACTTTAGACTGTTTGATTTAATAAAATAACATAGTATTATGTGTATAATCATATTAATAAGTCTAGCAATCATCTTAGCAAATGAAAACTCATCTATACTATCAGAACCCATAAATGGTTCAATAGCAAACGTAAATACATAAAATATACTTATTAATTTATCACTTAAACATAAAGATGTTATTTTTTTATAATCTATAATAATAAATAATAGCAAAAAAGAATATAATAGCGATTTCTCATAATGTTTGCTATAAGCTTCTGTTTTTCCAATAAAATATACTATATTGCATAAATATTGAAATATAAAAAAAATGGTTCTTCTATGCTTGCTGCTGTAAATGTAATATAATGAATGCCTTTTAAAATTTCCATTAATGTATTATTACTAAACTTTTGTAAAAAATTATTATCTTCTAAATCATCGTATAGTTTTGCTACCCGCTAATAATGCTATTAATGAATACATATAATTTTATATAATATTATAAAATTGTAAAATAAACGTAATAATTAGCTCTCATAACTATTCAACCAATTTAAACCCGTCTTCAATAATATTATAGTTATACCCCCAATCATCTATTTCCTTCGGTGTTATACATCCATTTTTTAACGCCTCATTATAATTCCAATAATGTTGCGGCTCAAGTATCCATTGCTGGCTATTTAAATCGACTAATCCAGAAGCATCAAAATCAAATAATTTATAAACTCCATCTACTGATTTAGCCAAGTTATCAAACTTCCAATCTACATACATAATTCCTAAGCCCTGTAAAAAAGTTTTCACGTTTTCCATTACTTCTTGTATTTCAATTAAATCGTCATAGCTCATTGGATGTAGTCCAACATAACACGACGCCGATTTTTCAGTGCATAATTGCTCCATAGTAATATAATCATCAGTTATATCATAATAGTTAACTATATTTGGATGAGGATGTTCCATTAATATTTTAACAATGGTTCTTTCAACCAAGTTTGAATATGCGTGGCTTTTAGTGAGCGGAGGACCATATTTTCTAAAAAAAGGAACTCCGTCATAAGTATCATCTGTTTTTGATGTACTGTCGCTATTCATATTATAAATTGTTGATTGTTCCATTATTTTCTTACTTTTTTAGTAGTCTTGTTTTTAAATAGTAACTGTGCAATATCTTTAAATAGTTTGTGCTTATTATTCTTGCTGGATTTAAGCATTGTTTTTTTCTTACACGTGAATCCGTTTATTTTTAAGTGTTTTTTTTGTAAAACACTGTAAATACATATACCAATAGCTCGGCTTTCTGGATTATTTGTATTTGGAACCTTTTTAATACAGCTACATAATTTTTTAGCAATTATTTGCTCGGCTAATTTCTTAACATAGCTAGTATTCGTTTTTTTAGGCACAACATTATAATAATTCAAAATTTTAATATAGTCTGTTTTAGTTAAATTCATTATATAATATAATATTTTTATAATATTTTTATAATATTTTTATAATATTTTTATAATATTTTTATAATATTTTTATAATATTTTTATAATATTTTTATAATATTTTTATATTAAAAAATATTATAATATATAATGGACATAAAAAAATGGTTTAGGTATACATTAGTAATATCTATATATATTCAATTTATAACATTAATAATTGGTTTGCTTGTACTTGGTAAAACAATACCAAAAGAGTATGTCTTAATAAAAGAATTGTTTTTTTTAGAACTATTTGTCCAAATAGTTGAAGGTTTATTTTATATTTGGTTAGCTTATAATTTTAGGAAGATTGTAAATGTTACACCTAATAGATATGTAGATTGGTCTATTACTACACCAACGATGCTTATAACCTTGATTTCATATTTAATATTTTTAGAGGCTAAAGATAAAAATCAAACGCAAAATTTGACATTGATGTCATTATTAAAAACTAATTATAAAATAATAGTTCCAATATTATTTTTAAATTGGATGATGTTGTTATTTGGGTATATAGGCGAAGCTAAGGTTATTCCAATTGTTTACAGTGTATTATTAGGGTTTATACCTTTTTTAATTTATTATTATATGATTTATAAAAATTTTGTATTTAAAAATACTATAGGGTACACTATATTTATGTATTTTTTCTTTTTTTGGTCATTATATGGAGTTGCTGCATTTTTACCATATTATACCAAAAATGTATTATATAATATATTAGACTTATTTTCTAAAAATTTCTTCGGAATATTCTTAGCTTATATTATTTTTACAAATAATTATTAAGGTTTATAAATACTAACAATACTAGTTACTCCGTCGCTAATTAATTTTTTTGTTTCATTTTGTAAATACTTTTCAATTGAACCAATTAGTGTAGTTGATAATAATAAAAATATACCAGATGAAAATACTAATCGTCTATCAAAATCGCCAAATTTACATTGTCTATATGTAAAAGGGTTATAAGTTATAACCAGCAAAGTTCCTATATAAATTTGCAAAAAAGTTTTTAAATATTGTAAATATTGAGGAGCAAAACCCCCTATTCCTAATAATACAATTATGTATAATGCAAAACTTATATTTATTGTATATAAAAATATACGTTCACTGATTCTTTTTTTATGCATATTATTAATATAACAAATATTATAAATTTTTGTTATATTTGTTATATTTGTTATATAAAATTCTTTAAAATATTGCCCATTATTCACATACAATATTTAAGACCATATTACATAACAAATTTATACCATAAAAAATAATAACACCAGCCGAAGTTTACACAGTTAAATCTCTCTTTTTTGAATTTATATTTCTAGAATTTTTTAAGGATTTGGACATTTATAAATGTCCATTTTTGAATTATACATCCCTTTATAGGTTTTTTGAAAAAAATTACTGTGTTTTTAAGGTTCAAGACCATAATGTATTTAAAATGTATAAAATATTATGTAAAAAGACAAGACCATAAATTTTTCAGCCTTTTTTTTGAAACTTTGGCGCTTTTTTTATAAGTATTTATACTTATAAAATACTTATAAAATACTTATAAAAAAAGCGCAAAAACGCGCAACTTTTTAAGTATACTAAAAAGAGTCATCATAATTGGTGCTGAATAAAAATTATTATATTATTTTTTGACACCTAATTTTAAAATACTTATAAAAAGCGCTTTTTTAGCGAAAAGGATTTAAGGGTTTTTTATAAGTATATAATAATTATAGATGATTAATAGTAAAGCTACAAAAGGCATATATTTATATGAATGTAATTTTTGTCGCTATAATACATATAAGAAAGGAGATTATGGAAGACATATTCAAACTGTAAAACATAAAAATAATGAATTACTTATGAATATTAGTGAAAAAACTTCTGCTAATGAAAAAACTTCTACTAATGAAAAAACTTCTAAGAAATATTATATATGTGAGTGTGGTAAAACTTATAAACATAACCAGAGCTTGTATACTCATAAAAAAAAATGCACCTTTGTAAATTTAGAAATAACTAATATTGAACCAAAAAATGCATGTAATGACATTATAAACCATAATATTAACAATAATATGATATTAAAGCTATTTACAGAAAATAACGATATCAAAAATTTGCTAATCATTCAACAACAACAAATAATGGAGCAACAAAAACAATTAGGAGAACAACAAAAGCAATTAATAGAATTTGTTCCAAAACTAGGTAATATTACAAATAATAATACACATATAAAACAAAATTTCAATATTAATGTTTTTCTGAATGAGAGATGTAAGAATGCAATAAATATGAATGATTTTATAAAACAAATAAAATTAACATTGGAAGACTTAGATTTAACAAAAAATAAAGGTTTAGAAATAGGACTAACTAATGCTATTATACAAACAATAAGCAAGTTATCGCTTTTTGAGAGACCGTTACATTGTACAGATCCAAAACGCGAAACATTATATATAAAAGACAACGATCTATGGGAAAAAGATAGCGATAAAACAAAAATAAAAAGAGCTTTACACAATTTAAATAAAGCTCATTTTAAGCTAATCCAAGATTGGATTGCCGAAAATCCCGATTTCAAAGAAAATGATGCAAAGCAAGACTATTTTGCTTATTTATTGAAAACGTGCTCTGTTAATTTAAAAACAATAGATGATAAAATAATCAAGAAAATTTGTGCTTCTAATAATTTAAAAACCAATTTAAAAGAGTTTGAAAATATTAATTATGATTAATTACGATTAATCGATCAAATAATTATATATATTTATATTAGTTTATTATAATAATAATTATGCGCGGAATGGCTAAATTTTCAGGGTCAAAGCCTAGATTCTCCTGGTCAAGGTCAAAGAACGCAAAGTCAAAGAAGTCAAAGAAGCCAAAGGAAGAAGGTGAAGAAGACTCTAAAGATGGTGATAATAATACAGGTGATAGCGGAAGCATGCTGGACTCCGCTTTCTCCATGTTAGGTTTCGGTAGTAAAAAGGATGCTTCAACAAACAATCAAGAAAAATGCCCCCCGGCTAGTAAATCATTTTTTGGTACTGTACCGAGGGATCTGATAAAAATATTAATATGGTTTATTGCAATTATTATTAAAGTTATATTAATACCAATTAAAATAACTTGGAGACTAGTGGACATCCTACTAAGTATGATTGAAAAGGTAAAACCTAAAGGCAAGTACTTCAAAGCTTTACACGCAACAAATTCATTTCCTGGTTTAATAAGTTTAATATTAATGATATTATTAATAATATTTTTGATATGGACACTATTACAAAAATTTTTGCGCTGGATTTCTTTTGGATTTATTAAATTACCTAATTTACCACTTTTATATAATAGAAAAAAAACACAAATAGTATATTCACTAATGTATCTGTTAACTAGTGGTTATTTAATATTTTATTTATTTATTGCTTATTTTAAAGAGTTAAAAACTGATTTGAAAACACACGATGATAGTTATTCTTTAGATATTGTTGAAATATTTAAACGATTAATAAAAACATTGTACATATTATGGCCTATTTTTACACTTGTAATTGGTTCTGCTATAACAAAAGCATTTTATAAAATGTCTTGTAGTGGTGCTAATACAAATATACTTAAATTTGCTAAAATAGTGGATTCAACTATTTTATTATTATTAGTAATAAGTATTATTTTCATAGTATTGTTTAAAATAACTGTAATATTAGAACAAGTTCTAAACAATATAGATAAGGATAAAAAAGCAGAAACAGCCAAGTTATATAAATTAATATTTGGAACAATATTTAATTTTAATTTTAGTTATATTATAATGCGATTAATAATATTGATGTTTGAAGAATTTGCCGCAAAAAGTTTAGTGTTTTTAATTTCTAATTTTAGCGATCAAGTAGAAAATCCTACTGTAAACGATTGTAATGAAGAAGTATCTGAATGTGAAAAAAATGAGGATGATTATTATAAAAAGTTTGGTCAAACAACAATGGGAACAATTTTATGGATATGTTTATTAATTGTTGTAATAATTCAAGCTCCCTTACCACCATGGCCTATGAAGCCTTTAGCTAAAATAAAACCAAAAACTGATATTGTAATGGGTAGAGTTTTGAAAAAAATTTTTGCTAAGTTATCAAAAATGATTGGTAGTGATGTAAAACCTTCTTGGGAACCGCTTTATACAAATGATACAACTGATACAACTGATATAACTGATACAAGTAATGCAAGTAATACAGATAATATAGCTACATCTATATCAGCAGCTGTTGCTTCCTCTATTGCTACACCAAGTAATGTATCAGCAGAATCCCTAACAACAACTTCAAAGGTAGATTCAGCCACAGCAACCACAACAGAATCAAAAAAACCAGGTTATGGAACCGGATTTTTAAATAGATTTAGATATAATAAACCAAAAACACCAACATCAAAACCAACACCAACATCAACATCAACATCAACATCAACATCAAAACCAACATCAAAACCAACATCAAAACCAACACCAACATCAACATCAACACCAGGGCCAGTCTCCCCTTCCAAAATCATAGTAGGTATACAAGTACCCGACACTATTGATAAATCTACAAATATCGTAGAGGGTCAACCCGTAGTAAATGGGGCGCCCCCCATTAAGTCTGACGTTACTAAAGAGATTAATACTTATCGATGGCCAAAATTACAAGCAGAACGACCAACACGAACACCACCAAATCCAAGCATAAAAGAATTACCACCACTAAACCTCGCTCCAAAACCGCCTTCAACACGTCCACTAGTACCACCAATAGGCCGATCCGCAGCAGCACCTCCAACAGCACCTCCAACAGCACCTCCAACAAAACAATTAACAAAACAATCTCAAGATTTCACTAACATAGAGAAAGTTATTCCACCCTAGAGACGGGATGATGACGACTATATATAACTGATGACCAAATGTATCAAGATATGCGTTATTAATATTCAATACACTTCAACATATAAGTATATAACCCACAAACTTCCTAAAATTTTTATAATATATTAAAGTAAAAATTTTAGGATTAAAATGATGACCCAAATGAACCTCCTAAAGCACCATTAGCAGCCATAGGTTCCATTGTTTCCATAAATGCATTTTGCATAGCCTGACCCTGATAATTATTTCCGCCATTATTCATCATATTTGGTAGCGAATCAATCATAGATATATTGTTTTGCGCAGGCATTTGATTAGCTCTTGGAGCCATTAAAGTATTATCTAATGTATCAGCCCTACTAACTTGATGAATTCCAGGTGTGGAAATTGTCTGATTTATTTTAGCATTACCATGATTACTTGTTCCAACGAGTGCACTTTTACCACTCCATGCTTCCATTGCTCTACTATAAATAATGTTGATTTTGGCTCCTAACTTTGTTTGCATAGTTATAATTAAAATCAATGTAGGAATAATAAAACTTATTTCATTAAATTTAGAATATGGTACTTTACTATATGTTGGAAAATACCGAGTAATTTTATCAATGAAGAATATTGCTATAAATAATATACCTAATTGAAGAATAATTTCAAATAATAATTCTAAGTTATCTTTTTTATCATTGTCTTCGGGAATATATTCTTTTACAAGTTTTAATAGAATAATAACAGGAATTAAAGCAATAATTATATATTGTAACATATTAAGTAACACTGCTTTATTATCACTATCGAAGTTAAAAACATAATAGAAGAAACCGGAAGGACTAAGTTTATTTCTAGTTCCACCTATAAAATTTTGATTATCAATACCTTCCATAAATATTATTATATATATAAATTAAAAAAAATAATATTATTTCTAAATAATGTTATTTTTTAATAATACTATTTCTAAATAATGTTATTTCTAAATAACATCAAAAACTTTATAATTATACATTAAGTATTAAATAATATTTAATTATTATTTAAATATTATACAATATATACTATAAACAAATAATATAATATATTATGTTGAGAAGGTGTTGTGAGGCAAATAAGTATAGACATAACAAATATAATGAAGAAAATCAATATTTAAATTTATTAGATGATATATTGTCTACTCATAACAATCAAGAAGGCAGAAATGGAAGCACTTTATCTATTTTTGGTTCAACAATGCACTTTTCTTTAGAGCATAATAAAATGCCAATTATGACTACAAAAAAGGTAGCTTGGAAGACTTGTTTGCGTGAATTATTATGGTTTATTAAAGGAGATACAAATAATAAACATTTAAAAGAGAAAAATGTTCACATATGGGATGAAAATGGTTCACGACAGTTTTTAGATGGGCGTGGATTAACCAAGTTTATGGAAGACGATTTGGGTCCAATATACGGATTTCAATGGCGTCATTATAATGCGAAATATACAGATTGTAGTAGCGATTACAGCAATAAAGGTATTGACCAGCTTAAAGAAGTGATTGAATGTTTAAAAGATCCTGAAAAACGAAATTCTAGAAGGATGATTATTACAGCATGGAACCCGTGTCAGCTAGATATTATGGCATTACCACCGTGTCATATTTTTATGCAATTTAATGTAACAAATAATAATAAATTAAGTTGTGCTATGTATCAACGTTCAAATGATGAGGCTTGTGGGACTTGTTTCAATATTGCGTCATATTGCTTTTTAACACATTTGTTAGCAAAACATTGTGATCTTGAACCTTATGAATTTTTATATTACAAGGGTAATTGCCATATTTATGAAGAACATATTAGTAATATTAAAATACAGTTAGAACGTGAACCTTTTGAGTTTCCAACTTTAAACATTAAAAATAAGAGAGAAAATATTGAAGATTATGTAGAAACCGATTTTGTAGTCACTAATTATAATCATCATGAGGCGATTAAATATATTATGAAACCTTGAATTAGAAAAATTTATCTAATTAAACAAACATAATTAAACAAACATAATTAAACAAACATAATTAAACAAGCAAAAAATAATATAATATTATTATTATATTATTTATTAATAATATGGTTTAAAAAATAAGCATTAGTATATTATAAATATGTCAACAGCCGCTTTAGCATCAGCGCGAAGAAGGCGCACAACAAATGAAAATCCGGCAGCTCTAAATGCTAATACTAATGTTAATGTTGGTGTAAATAGAGCAGTTCAACAGGTTCAAAAAGATGTTCCACAAGTACAGAACCAAACATTAACACCTTTACAAATATTACAAATTCACGATGTTAAAATAAAAGATTTAGAAACAATAATTACAGAATTTACAGATGAAGAGCTATTATCCAAATTTATAGATGATAAAATGGAAGGTTATATGCTTTCTAAACACAATGAGAGCGAGAGCTCACAGGCTGTGTTAAATGACCCAAATAGACAAATAGTGGATAAGAATATTGAAGGAAAAATAGAGTTACAAAATAATAAGATGGATGAGTTTAAGACATCAATTAGAGAATTAATTAACAATATTAAAGAGGAAAATACCAATATTCAAAACCAATTAAGAAGCAATAGTGATTTATTAAATGATAAAATAATGCTAAAATTTGAGAAATTTAGTAATCTAGATAATATTACTAGTGAATTTAATGAATTAAAATTATTGGTAATCAAATCTCAAAATATAGCATTAGAAACTTCAAATAATATTAATAAACTTTATGAGCAATGTAATTCAAATACTATAAGTATTAAAGCCCTTGAAGATAACATTGCTCTATTACATAGTAAAAAAAATGAAACACCTAGTAATATTATGTTACAATCACTATTGAGTGGGTCTTTATTTAAGTCGGGGGATTTTAGTGCATTTGATTTTAATTGCAAACCTGGTGATAACTGTGATAACTGTGACAACTGTGATGGTGACGAAATATATGATGAAACTATAGGCGAAATTAAGAAAATAAATATAGATTTTGGTGACAATGAGTTACTATTAAGCGAAGAGCAAATAGAAGATTTATTAGATATTAGAAATCCAACCGAGAATAACATAAGTATTCATGAAATAATTGTTAATAGCAATGTAACAATTGAGGCCCCATCTCAAGTAGAGGCCTCAACTCAAGTAGAGGAATCAACTCAAGTAGAGGCCCCAATTCAAGTAGAGGCCTCAACTCAAGTAGAGGAATCAACTCAAGTAGAGGCCCCAACTCAAGTAGAGGAACCAACTCAAGTAGAGGCCCCAACTCATGTAGAGGAATCATCTCAAGTAGAGGCCGCATCTCAAGTAGAGGAATCAACTCAAGTAGAGGAACCAACTCAAGTAGAGGAACCAACTCAAGTAGAGGAACCAACTCAAGTAGAGGAATCAACACCAGAATAATAAAGTTGTTCAATAAATTAAAATATTATTTATTTTATGTTAAAATAAAATAAATAATATGTAAACAAATATTAATGTTGATTATAATAAATTTATTAATATTATGTGTAGTATTATTTCTATATATCCATATTTATAATCATAATAAAACAAGTAATTATTTAGAATTATATGAAATGGAAAATTTATCAAAAGAAAAATTGGAAGATATAATAAATTATAAGCAGCCTTTATTGTTGAATAATTATAATTTAGTTAAAAATATTAACATTAACTATCTACTTTCAGAATATTCAATATTTAATATAAATATATACAATAATCAGAACGATACATTATATAAGATAAATTTACAGGATTATTACAATTCTACGAGCTATACAAATTACTTAAGTTATAATAATGTAGAATTTTTACAAGAAACATCAATAGATAAAATATTATGTAAGAATGACATTTTTTTTAGACCTCCTAATATGTGTAATAAAAAGTATGATGTTATTATGGGAGCAGAAAATAATAATACACGATTAAAATATAGCATAAATAGCCGCAATTTATTATATTTATCAAGCGGGCAAGTAGAAGTAACTTTATGCCCTCCAAAATATTATAAAAATTTACATATTAAAAAGAATTATGAGACTATGGAATTTTATTCACAAATAGATATTTATAATGTTGAAAGTATTTATAAGAATGATTTCAGTAAACTGAAATTTTTAAGAGTAATTTTAAATGTAGGACAGGTTCTTGTAATACCTCCTTATTGGTTTTATAGCATAAAATTTATAGAGACGCATAGCATCGTTTTCTTAAATAATTATACTACTTATATAAATTATGTTTCAATAATGCCGCAATTATTTATACAATTACTACAAGTAGGCAATATTAAGTTAAATATAATTAAAAAAAATTATTATAAAGAAAAAGGTGAAGAATGTGAAGAATGTGAAGAAAATAAAGAAAATAAAGAAAGTGAAGAAAATAAAGAAAATAAAGAAAATAAAGAAAATAAAGAAAGTGAAGAAAGTGAAGAAAATAAAGAAAATGAAGAAGAGAAAGAAAGTGAAGAAATTAAAGAGAATGAAGAAGAGAAAGAAAGTATGCTAATTAATATTGATGAAGCAGTTGAAAAACCAGTATTATAATTTTTACAAAAACATTTATATTTTTATCTAAACATAAAAATATAAAAACATAAAACTATATATCACTAATACTTTAACTTTACTTGTTAATCATATATGTTAATTAATAAGTATGAAATAATTTCATACATATCCAATGGTGAATTTGGAACTGTTATAAAAGCACAATACAATAACAAAGACTATGCTATAAAATGTGGAGCAAAAGAGTTAATTAAGTATGAAATACAAATATATAAACAACTAAGAAATATTAACAACATTTCACCTATTTATGATGTGTTTGAAGAAAACAACAATATGTATATGGTTATGGATTTGTATACTATGACATTGGTTGATTACAAATTACAAAATAGCGAAGATGAAAATTATATTGAGAGAACAACAACTATTATTAAAGAGCTAATAAACATAATCAAATTAATTCACGAAAATAATATACTACATAGAGATTTGAAACCAACAAACATATGTTTAGACTCTAATTATAAATTATATTTGATAGACTTTGGTATTTCTAAAATATATAAACATAATGATGTTCACAATAAAGAAACACAAATTAAATCAGTAATAGGTTCTATCAATTTTTCAAGTTTAAATGTTTTAAATTTAATAGAACCATCAAGACGAGATGATATAGAATCACTATTATATATTTTATTTTATTTATTGTTAGACAAATCGACATATAGCGCTTACGATGAGCTTAATGCTAGCATTAAGAAAAATATTGAAGTATTACTATTATTTTTACAAGATAAAAATAATAGTATACTTAATAATAAAAGTATTAATTATAGTTCACTAGACAAACTATATAAATATATAAGGAGACTAAAATATAATCAGGTGCCAAAGTATGATTATATTATAATATTAATAGCTGAAAGTTTTGCATTAGCTAATTAAAAAAACATAAATGGATTCTAATAATTTATTAATTTGTGTATATACGTCATCATTTGCTATATTAGGCTGAAAGTTTATTGAATTGAAAATAGAAATAGAAATATAAGAGGGTATATATGTTATATGTGTTGGTATAGTATCTGAATTTTTTATCAATAAAAAAATGTAACAAATATTTTTAAAATAATAATGATAATAGTTTTTCAATCTATATTCTATAATATTATTATGCTTTATTATAAATGATAATATATTTTCCAGTTCTTTAATTGTTATAATATGTGATCTAATATTAGGAAACGAATTGATTTTATACGCAATAGTCTGTAACTTGTTATTTATATAATTAATTTTTTTAGTTTTATTATTATTTCCATTAATTTGTAATATATAAATTTGCAAATCTCTCGGCAATCTATTAAAAATGTTTTTCAAATATTTTCGAGTCTTATAACCCCTATAAATTTTTTGTATAGTGTTAATATAACAATTAAATAATAATTTTGAATGATTTATACAAAATACTCTTTTAGATAAGCAAAATAATGGCTGTGTATATTTTTTACAGATGGAGCATACCATATTACTATATATTTATAAATAGTTATAAAATAATTTATAAATAGTTTATATATAATTTATAAAATAGTTTATAAATAGTTTATATATAATTTATAAATAGTTTATATATAATTTATATAAAAAACTAATATAAAGGTTATATATACTAGTATATATATAAAATGTCACAGGCCGATACTGCCACCAACCAATATGTAGGAAAAGTAAAATGGTTTAACAACAAATCAGGATATGGATTTATTACATTTTTGAATGGTGGAGATGAACATAAAGGTAAAGATATTTTTGCGCATCATTCTTCTTTAAATGTAAAGGAAGAATTATATAAATATCTTGTTCAAGGTGAATATATTGAATTTAATATTCAGAAAATGGAGTCAGGAGCACACGAATATCAAGCAATTAATATTAAAGGAGTTTGTCAAAACGATTTAATGTGTGAAACTCGTCATAAAAATCGTGATATGTCTAAGAATTCGGAGTTTATTACAGTTAAATCGCATAATAGCTCCAAAGGTCCTAGACCACCATATAAGCAGCAAATGCGAACATAAATATGCGAACATAAATGTGTATTATAAAGAAATATATATAAAACCTAGTAGTAATATAGAAATAACTAATGTAGCATAAATAAGTTTTAAAATAAAAAAGGATTTGATTTCTATATGAGGTTGTATTTGTCTATTATTTGCACTTAAATCAATAATAATATAATTTGTATTATTGTTGCTTATAGAGTTACTTATTATATCATCTCTATTATTAGAATATAGTGATATAATATTTTTTATTGCACTATTGTCTTGACCACAAATAAAGCATTTTGATATATTTATATTATTAATATTCTTGACAACCCACGAATTTAAACACGAGTTATGCGAGCTATTATTACAGCAATTAAATTTACTATAATCATTACAACAAATATCATCTAGACAAATAACACATTCCATATTATATATTATTTAATATAAGTAAATATTATTTAATATAAGTAAATAATATTTAATTTATATTAATTGAATATTACAAATCATATTTTAAGATAATAAGAACTAGAGAGCTAGTTTGAGAGAAAAAAAAGGTACATAATGTTAACACATCACAATCGCCGATAGCATACTTAAAAATGCCCTTCCCCTGCCGTAAGTGTAGTGTAGTTTAGTCGTCGTCGTCGTCGTCTTCGTCGTCGTGGTCGTTGTCTTCGTCGTCGTTGTCGCATGGAGGGAGAGTATTTTGTCCGAGAAGATGTGTAGGAATAGTAGGTTTAGCCTTAGCCCTAGCATTCCACTCTTCTTTTTCATCAACATCAATAGCCCTCCACAAACGAGCAAGTTCAGTTAAAACCTCAGTATTCTTAGGTTTATCATCAGAAAGAGATAACTTAGTCTTAACATCATTCCTATTAGAATTACAAAATAAGATATAACCGGTAACGCGGCGAGGCTTAGCTTCATTAGTATCAGCCTTAGCCTTCTTCTCCTTCTTAGCAGCAGCCTTCTCCTTCTTATCATCATCCTTCTTAGGAGCAGCCTTTTCCTTCTTATCATCATCCTTCTTAGCAACAGCCTTATCAGAAACAGTAAACTGTGAAGCAAGAGTTTTCTCAACGGCATCAATACGCATAGAAGTGGACTTATCCGACTTCTCGAGCGCCTCAACACGCATAGTAAGAGCCTCAATAATAGCTTTGGACATAGTATTAGTAATCAATAATAATAAAAAAGAATAGAAAAAAAGAAATCAATTTTATTTAAATATAACAAGAATTACGCCGAAAACAATATAAAAAAAGGACTTAAAGACCAGAGCCCGAAAACAATATAAAAAAAGGACTTAAAGACCAGCGGGCAAGAAAACAATATAAAAAAAGGACTTAAAGACCACAGCGCAACAAAACATATAAAAAAAGGACTTAAAGACCAGCGGGCAAGAAAACAATATAAAAAAAGGACTTAAAGACCAGCAGCCAACAAAACAATATAAAAAAAGGACTTAAAGACCGCAGCGCAACAAAACATATAAAAAAAGGACTTAAAGACCGGCAGCGGCATTATATAACTTGAATAGACTGCTTAGTATCAAAATAGTCAATAATAGCCTTTATATCAGTAGTATCATCTTTATCATTACATACATAATTAATACCTTTATCTCGCTTACGCTTAATATATTTATAATGCACAATAATAGCGGCACAAAGAAGACCACCCGAGAGACCAATACCGCTACCAATATAAAATAAATCCCCTCCCTTTATTTGATGATGACTAATAATAGAACTAAGCACCTCTTCACTACTAATATTCATAAAAATCTCTCAAAACTTATAAATTAATTTGTAAAAAAAATAAGATAAATTCAATTTTATAACAAAACCCTCCACCAACAATCAACCTAACAACTATGAAAGATAGCATATTGACACGCTTTGACCTGACCAGCCCAATAGTGATCAAGAGCCTCAGTAGTCGCAGCATCGAGCAGAACCATGCTTGAATCCTTGGTCAACCACCTTTGTGGAGGCGGCGGCAACTCACTTGGGTCAGGCGAAGCCAATATAATCGCACATGTGTCCTCCTCACACATACGCCGCGCCAAATACCGACACTTACACTTACACAGCCCCAGTCGCCACACTTCCGTAGTAGTATCCAACACATCAATGGCATCAAACTCGTGAACAGTGGGCAACAAGTAACGAGGCTTGTACACATTATGACGCTCACAACAGTAACACTCATTACACAAGTCCATCTTCTCTTGCCACGACTTGCCCGCAAACTTGGTGTAATCAGTGCAAGAGTTAATAATAGTAGACATAGTGGTCGCAGGCTATTAATAATAAATAAACTAATAACTATCAATTTTAAATAAGACTAACAACAACATTTTTTGCTACTAGCTTGTGGTTATGTCACCGAATTCTGGCTTGCTATAATATACACTATTTAAAAAGTATATAAAGACTATTAGCCTATGTGTTGGTGTTCTTACAAAGTATTAGTAAGAAAGTTAGTAATAATTTTATGTTAGCAGGGTATATAATGTTATAAAATCTCCTATGTAAATCTCTCAATTTATAAATATTTATTTTATATTTTGACAGCGAAGCATAGTAGAATTATTACAAAGTATTAGTTAGAAAGCTAGTAATACTTTATGTTAGCAGGGTATACAATGTTATAAAATCTCTCAACTTATAAATAATATTTTGTAAATTAGAAAGCGAAGCATAGTAGATTGTTACAAAGTATTAGTTAGATAACAAATAATACTTTATGTTAGCAGGGTATACAATGTTATAAAATTCTCCTACGTAAATCTCTCAAATTATAAATAATATTTTGTAAAAAAGAGAGAATTATTACATTTTTTTTGCTACCGCTATAAGGTTATGTCACCGAATTCCGACTTGCTATAATATACACATATTATGCACAAATTATACACAAGAGATCGCATTAACAAAGCAACACTTTATAATAATCGTGCACATATGAGGCAGATTGTCTGGTGCTTCAATATATATTACAAAACAATATAAAGGGCTTCAATATATATTACAAAACAATATAAAGGGGCAATATATATTACAAAACAATATAAAGGGCTTCAATATATATTACAAAAGCATATAAAGGGCTTTAATATATATTACAAAACAATATAAAGGGGCAATATATATAACAAAACAATATAAAGGGGAGCGTTGTTTTTGCGACCGAATTAAGGTTTTGTCACCGAATTCTGGCTTGCTATAAAGGGTGCATATTAAGGGGCAACTATTTTAATATTATTTTTAAAATATTTGGGGGGTTATATGGGGGAAAATGGGGAGGAGAGGGTGAGCGACTACACATTTTCTATGCCTCAGTCACCCCATAGCTCTTCCCTTTTCTATGCCCCAGTCCCCCCACCACCAATCTCTCAAATTAAAATAAAAAATCATAAATAATTTATAAAGTTTACTAACTTATTTATTAACTATCATAAAATAATGGAACTAACTCTATAGTCTTATTTGTAACATTAATTTATAATTAATAACTAATAATTTCTTTATTTAGTTTTATTTTTAAATTCCAATCGTGTTCCCAAATAGATATTAAATTATATCCTTTTTCAATAATTTTTAAATCTCTCATAACTGTCTTATTATATAATTCACCAAATGTTTTTTTTGAAACATTATTTACTTCATTCATATTGTAAATTTTTGGATTACCGTGCCAAAAATCACCATGAAACTCAAAAACCAAATTATTTTCATAATTAAAACCATCTACTTTACCAATATCCTGTATTTTAAATTCATTATTGTTTAAACCTGTAATTATATTACAATTATATACAAATGACATGATTTTTAACCAGTCTAATGAAACTTTAGAAAGACCAGCATGACTACAGCCTGGACATCCAAATTTACAATCCAAATGATGATGTGCTAATTGAGAAAACTTGCCATGTTTTGGGCAAATAATTTCTACTTCTTTATGTGCTCCTATATAATTTGTACAAGTATAATCAAATTTATTATTATGAAATACATTTGCTTGTCTTATAAAATCATCATTTGTTTTTCTTTGTTTTTCAATCATTTTAATAGTAGCACATTTTTTACATCCAGCACCATCTAAATGGTCTGATGGTCTTTGAATAAAAATACCATGTTTCGAGCATATAATTTCTACTTTTTGTTGTGAATGTATATATTTTGTATTTGAATAATCATATATATCTCCATGTGTAGCTTTAGATTTTGTAATAAATTCATCATTAGTAGAAGATTGTAAAATTGGATGCATTTTTTTAAAGCAATTATAGCACCCGCAAGCTTTTCCTTTACTACTCCTTATATTTATATGATTAGAAGCAATCATAATAATAATCTCTCCACAAGTATTACATATAAATTTTACTTTTAAAAGTGCACCTTCATAAACAGTAATAGAATAATCAAATTTATCTCCATGTATTTGTCTTGCTCTCTCTTTAAATAGTTCCGTTGTGAATTTTTTTACCATAAATATTATTTTACTATAAAATAATAAAACAATAAAACAATAAAACAAAATAATATCAATTTTTCAATAAAATCACAAATCTACGCCCAAATAATTCCCACCACATATCTCTCAAATTAAAATAAATAATTTATAAAAATTGTTATAAATTATTAAGAATTATATAATAACACTAATAATGGAAGCAGTTATACAAGAACTAAATATTTATATAACCAGCAATAATCTACTACAATCTCTCAAATTTAAAATAAATAATTCATAAAAAATAAAAAATAAACTCAATTAACTATAAATATGCCCCAGTCCCCCCATAACCATAAAATAAAAAATTGATAATATTAATATTTAAACATAAAAATTCAAATATTAATAGTATGTCCTCGTTAAAAGCAATAAGTTTATTTTCAGGAATGGGAGGCGACACACTCGGCATTATTAATGCGGGCCTAACACTACAAGCATTTAGCGAATTTTCTAGCGCAGCAATACAAAGTCACCTCCTAAATTTTCCAGAGTCAACACTAATTGAAGACGTAAGCATTAAAAATAAGAAAGACCAAACAAATATACTACTAATAAAAGACGCAGTTTTCGAAAAATACAAAGACACTATTGATTTAATATTCGCAGGACACCCTTGCCAAGGTTTCAGTAACGGTGGAAAGAAATTACCAGATGACCCACGAAACACACTTTTTAGAGAGTTCGCACGAGCAGTCAAAGTTATTTCTCCAAAATATATTATAGGCGAAAATGTAGACGGGCTTTTAACGCGCAAAACCACAGACGGACAATTATTTATGGAAGTAATTATTAAAGAATTCGAAGCATTGGGCTATACTATTAGTTATAAAGTAATTAACACAGTTTGCTACGGAGTTCCGCAATTAAGAAAACGACTCGTATATGTAGGCATCCGCAACGACCTAAACAAAATTTACACTTTTCCAAAACCATTAAACGACGGCAAAACAAATCTACCCAACCTTTCAAACATCGTAAAATTTAGTATGCTTGGAGCAATAAGAGTCCTGCCTGAAGACTTCGATATGACATTAATACCTGAGCAATGTATCCTTACAGATCTGAACAACGAGGAAGACGAAGTCCCCAAAACAATTCACCCCTATTTACACTTAAAGACAAAAACACACAACGCAGAATATAAAGGAAAAGTATTTAAAAGCTTGCTTTCATTCGAAAAGCGCGATTCGCCTATTCACGCGGAAATTATCAATATTTTTAAACCTTCTAAAACAATTATATGCTCTTATGACCACCAACCCCGACTATTTGTTCCCCTGAAAAATAAACACGGCTACTTTATCAGATGCTTACTACCAGATGAACTAAAACAAATACAAGGCTTTCCAAGTAATTTCCAAATATATGGAAATAAAAAAGAACAAGTCAAACAAATCGGCAACGCAGTCCCACCCCCACTCATTACTCATATTGTAAAACAACTAATCAGCACCGTTTAAGTTTAAGAAGCTACTAATATTTGCTTTAAATGTTGGCCGCGGATATACCTCCATAATTCCAGACAAACCTTTTTTATTGGGACCTCTGGCATATTTATCTTTCAAGGCATTAATTTCGCTAATATATTCTTCAAGCCATGGAGCGTCCTTAATAAACTCCTCGCCATTAATAAAGAGCAATTGCGGCGGAATGTTCTTTTCAGGCGTCCTTTTATACTCTTTTCCCGTAAACAATACAACATAATATATGTCTTTACATGGGCACGTATCATTGAAATAAATAGACTCACTATCCGTTTTCTTGACCTCAATGTTCAAACCACTATTTCCAACATCACGAAAGTCCTTGGATTGCTGGCTCCCTGCTTCAGCATAGCTTAAACCCATATCACGAAGAATAGCACTTATCTTTTGAATAATAGCACGCTCACTGATCTGAGTATTCCCCTTTGTCGTTTTTGTTGAAAGTATGAAGTCGGGACCAATATGCTTCCTCAATTCGCGAGTGATGGTCTCAAATAGATCTTTGGCGGCGCTAAGAGTAAGAGACATATTTATTATTTTAATAACTAATAATAATTATTAAAATATAAATTTTATAAATCAATTTTTTTATAACAAATCTTTAACGCCTTCTTCTTCTTCTTGTTCCAGACGCCACCTTTATTTTCTTAGAGCCCCTAACTTTTTTAGTTTTTATTACTGTATCTTCTTTCTC